GCAGCTCCAGTTCACATGTGCTGAGTCCATCACATCCTCCTCCAACAAGATCCAGCTCAACTTCAACCACCCGGTTAAGGAGCTTGTCTGGGTTGTTCAACGAGATTCCTTCGTTGACTGCACACCTAACCAGGTCTTCATCCAGGAGGTCAACGGATGCCAACCATTCAACTACACTGATGACTTCAGCACGGAGGGCATCGTGATGGACGTCCTCGCCCGTGGTTCATTGGGTGGTGTTGGAGCCTTAGCAACAGTGACATTGGGACCTACAACTGCCGGCGATGGTCCTTCAGGTCCTTACCTCCCAGGTTTGGGTATCCAACAGGGTCCATCACTCAACGGTGCTTCATGGCTTGACACCAACCTTGGTCCAGGTGGTAATGACCAGACAGTTGTGTTCGAGGACACGACCAACTACCTCCTCGCGAAGGTCATCCTCCAATCTGGAGTTCGATGCGAAGGTAAGAACCCAGTTGAAGTTGCCAAGCTCCAACTCAACGGTCAAGACCGATTCACTGAGCGTGAGGGACGATACTTCTCCCGAGTGCAGCCATTCCAGCACCACACTCGCACACCAACTCAAGGTATCAACGTGTATTCCTTCGCACTCAAGCCAGAGGAGCACCAACCATCAGGCACCTGCAACTTCTCACGAATTGACAAGGCAACCCTCCAACTCACTGTCTCAGTCAACACAGTGCGATCTGGCCGAACTGCTCAGGTTCGAGTGTATGCAGTCAACTACAACGTGTTGCGAGTGATGTCAGGCATGGGCGGCTTGGCATACAGCAACTAAACAACAAAACAAAAGAAAACAAAAACAAATATAGGTCAAGACTGACCTGAATTTGACTTTGTATATTTATCTATCTAGGTGTTGAAGAGAATAGGGTGATTCATTGAACTTGTAACATGGTTCATATGTATAGTTTTCAGTTTCCATATCTTCAATGAAGTTTTCAACTGATTGTTCACTAAATTTCTTCAATTTCATACAGTCTTCATATGCATTTTCAATTGTTGATGTTGCACGATCAAGATCATCATAACCATAGGCAATACCATTAAGACCCTGTAGTGAAACAGTATATTTCCATTCTTCAGCATTACATCCTAGAATCGGTTGTTGTATAACGATACATCCACACATAAGCGCCATAATAATAAGGAAACAACATGGATCATAACAATAGAAGTACTTTGTTGTATTGAATATATCCACGAGTTCACTGTGACTTTTTTCGCTAATATCAATGCCGTTAATTTTACTGATGGTTTCTGGATTTAAAAATGCTGAACGAATTTCTGGATAATGAGATCCTTTTTTTACAATGTAGCATGCAGTGTTGGTTCTTGGAAGACCCTTATTTACAAGATCACTTGGCCAATAAATAGGCATAAGTATTTTTTTTGCCGGATTGTTCTTACAAAATGGAGCATGATAATAGATGATTTCATTCTTGTTATAATCTGTATACCAGTGAGATCCATACGTTATGTATCGAACAACTTTCTTTGCGTTCAATGGATTTCCTAGGGTACAATCTAGATAAATTGCAATACGATCATCTTCCATCTCGTGTTGCTCAATATAATGAGGATGAATTTTGTTATTCTCATAACCATGTCGACCCCATGGAGGTATCCACATTTTTGCATCGTGTCCTCTTTCGCTAAGCATTTTTGCTAAGTTAAGAAGGCAGTTAAGTCCGCCATTGTTTTCTACATAATGCATATGAGTTGCGATTACAAACTTCATTGTATATATTTTATTTTAAAAAATCTAGTATAGTCACGCAATATGTGTTAAATGAACTTCACGTTTTACCCTAACATTATATATGGAGAATGATTTATTCATATTTGATCTTGATGGTACACTTGTCATGACCGAACACATTCATCACGAGTGTTGGAATCTAATCTTAAATCAAGTAGCAGGTGTCATTCTCAGTTATAGTGAGTTTTGTAATATATTTCATACGTCTATTGAAGGAGGAATCGAACTTTATCTAAAGGATACACTTCATTTAGATAACTATTCTGAGATTATTGAAATGAAGAATAACCTCTATATTAAACTACTTAAAAATGAACCAGAAAGGTTTTTGCTGAATGATGGATGTGATGAATTTCTCCGAAAAATAGTATTTAGTGGAAAGTCTTTTATCATTGTAACTAATAGTCGTAAATATATAGTTGATAGAATTATATCTCTCTTTCCAGTATTATCATTGAGCTCACGAATTTATTCAAGAGAGGATCTTTATCATCCTAAACCAAATCTAGCATGTTTTAATCAAGTTCTTAATGATTTTCCATGTAAAAGACCAGTTATTTTTGAAGATAGTCTAACTGGCATGATTTCAGCAAATGGAGTATACGTCGATGTCGTATTTGTTAATATTGAATCATATACACATTATGAGGCAATTGTTCGTGATTTTCATCCGATAAAGATTGTTAAAAACTTTCTTGACTTAAACGATAAATTCTTGTAGTATTAAGAATGACTAAGTTATTAGACTGTACTCTTCGTGATGGAGGTTATGTTAATAATTGGAAGTTTACAGATTATCAGGTGAGTGAATGTTATTCTGCTTGCTGTGATGCTGGAATTGATTATATAGAACTTGGATTCAGAAACAGACAAACAGAATCAAATCTTCGAAACTACGGGTCAACATTTTTTTGTACAGAAGAATTTATTAACCGAATAACTGGTGATAAAATTGGTTCTGATATCGCAGTTATGGTAACAATAAATGAGTTTGATATCAATGATTTTATACCGGCTACACAATCTAAGATTAAGTTAGTTCGTGTTCTTATGGCTTATCATGGAGGTAAGAATGGAGATGATACTGTATTAGATATTAATCAACTTATGAATGGAGTTTCCCAGATAAAGGAGTTAATTGATCTTGGGTACAAGGTATCATTCAATCTTGGACGAATAGATAAGATCAGTTATGAACAATTAAAGGATATTTGTTCTATTCTATCGAATACTTCGATTTCTTATTTTGTTATGGCAGATACATATGGATCTGTTACACTTGATATTGTAGAGACTTTGATTCCTTTTGTTAGAAACCTATTACCAAACAGAATTGGTATTGGATTCCATGCACATGATAATTGTTCAGATGGTACTGCAAAAGCAATACATTCATTAAAATATGGAACTGATATCGTAGATGGTTGTATTCTTGGATTTGGACGAGGTTCTGGTAATGCAAAAACTGAACTTTTAGCTATGAGATTTGATAAGAGGTATGATATTCTACCAATCATTGAATATGGTGATAATCACATTTCTAGTTATAAGAACTGTAATGGTGTTACATCTTACAACGTAATCTATGCATTAACATCTTATTTTGGATGTCATGTGTCTTATGCAATTGACATTATTGAAAAATATGACAAAATGTCAGTTAAAGTTATCATTAAAGCACTTCAAACTATGAAATCTATCAATAAGCACATGTTTTATAATGATCGTGTATTTAACGATATAGTACGTAATATGAATATTTAAATCATCTGGACAATCATTTCATTCTTTAAGTCATCTCTCTCTAAGAATGGACTCATGTCTTCAAATGGTCTATTATGAAATGTCCCATCTTCGTTCTTCATTGCGCTCACGCGGGGATAACGAATCTGAATACAACAAAATACCTCTAAAATAACAGGTCCTGGATACTCTAGAAACGACTGAAACGCTTGGTCCATTTCTTCATACTTTCTTACCGAAGCATATTCAATACCATATGCTCTAGCTATCTTTTCAGTGTCTGGAAATGAAATACCGCTTGTTGAATCACAACCCGCTTTCTTGTTAAAGAAATTTGTTTGCGTTAAAACATTGGCACCATACGATGCGTTGTTGAATACAAGTATCTTCACTGCAACCTTATTATGGATAATCGTCTGTATTTCTTGAATGTTTAATTGAAGAGATCCCTCTCCAAGAATAGAAACTACACACTTTTCTGGATAGGATATTTTAGCACCAATTGCTGCAGGGACTTCAAATCCCATATCACCTTGACTACTATGAATAAATATGTCGTCTTTTTTTACGTTCAACATATGCCATACATTTGTGACAATGGAACCAGATGATGCAACTGTTATTTTGTTGCTTGGAGCTAAGTTATAGAACAATTTTAGTGCATGATATGGGTTAATTGAATCCTTTTCATCAATAGGTGGCAATTCAAACATCCACCTAGATTTCCAGTGCTTACATTTCTCTATCCAATTGGTATAATTAGGTAAATCTGAAGAATTGAATGACAAAAAGAAGTCCCGAAGATCGGTCTTAATCTTCAAATCATACTTAAGATTGGTTTTCTGTAATTCATTGTGATCATTGTCAACAAAAACCTTCTTGGACTCTCGGGAAAACCATTCTGGACGATACCCAATGATTCCTTGTGACATTCTACAACCAAGTGACACTAAAAGATCACAATTTTGAATAGCAAAGTTTCCACATCGATCTCCAATTAACCCAACTTTGCCAATACTAAGAGGATTTTCTGTTTCAAGAAGGTCTGTTGATAAAATTGTGAACACACATGGAATAGGATACTTTTTAAGGAACTCTTGAAGTTCATTTCGACACCCTGCAAGACGAACTCCATTTCCAAGAAGTAAAAGAGGACGCTTTGCAGTTCGAAGTAGAGTATATAGTTCGGATAAATCAGTTAGTTGACTTGATTGTTCAAGTGGTTTCATTGAAACAAGTGGAAAATCAATGTGCATTGCTTGAATATTGAGAGGGACTGATAACCATACCGGTCCACCACGTCCTGTCATTAATGCATCAAGTGTCTTTTTAAGAACATCTGGAACCTCATCTACACACGTAATTTCATGACTAAATTTTGTCATACCAGAAACAGCGGAAATGATATCGCAGTCTGCCCCAGCATAGTGCCTCAGTTTCATAGTGTTACTATTCAGGGTACGAATAGTCTCATATGAATTAGCCTGTCCTGAAATAAACAGAACAGAGACGCTATCTTGATATGCAACTAAACATGGTGATATCGAGTTTGTTGCTGCAATCCCAGCAGTCATACAGACTACAGATGGACGTCCACATGCCTTCGTATATCCAACTGCAGAATACCCACATGCTTGTTCGTGATGTTGATAGATATTCTTAAATGAACTTCGTGCAAATGAGTCATTAAGATGCATTGAGAATCCTCCTGTGATACTAAATGATGTATCGATTCCATTGAGTTCAAGTGTGCGCACTATGTATTCACTGACATTCATTGTATAGTTATTTCTATTACTGCTTAAACGCATTCTATGTAGTAAATCATATGCGAGAATCCTGTCCTATTTGTTCTAATTCTAATTGTGAACAAGTCTTTTCGATACAGATCTCGCAACGTTCAGATTCAACGATGGATGGTTTATTGAATATTTTAAAATGTATTCATTGTTCATTCTACTTTACAAAGTCTAAGTCTAATGATTCCGACTATTCTAACTACTACTTAACACATAATAACTACGCTGGTTCCCATGTTGTATGGCATGATAGAAATCGTCGAACTGCAGAGTTTCTATTGTTAAACTTGGATTCAAGTGTTAAAACAATCATAGATTATGGAGCAGGAAATGGATCTGTTTCTCAACTTTTAGCTTCAAAATTTTCAGTAACATCCTATGATATTGGAGAACCTGAACCAACTAAAGAATATGACTGTCTAGTTCTTTCACATGTTCTTGAGCATATCTATGATGTGAAGGGGTTTATTTCATTAATTACTCGTTATGTTCGAGATAATGGATTTGTTTATATTGAGATCCCTGATGGTAGTGAATATCATAATATGGGTGATCTTGGTATATTACAGGAGATTAATATTGAACATATCAACTTTTTCTCACCTTATTCGGTTTCTAAGTTAATGGTTGAGAATGGATATACACCTGTAATTCTTAAACAAGGAATATGCTATCAACGAGAACTTGAATATCGTGTAATTTATAGCATCTTTCAAAAGACACCTGTTAACTCTTCAGTTGAGCGTTACATACATGATGGAAACCAACAACTAGAGATATTAAAGAATACTTTACCAGATTTATCAGGGAGAGTATTCATTTATGGTTGTGGACAGTTTCTATACAAGATTCTCAGCACACTTCAGAATAAATACACAATTGAATGTATAATTGATGACAATCCAAATTTTAAGGATAAAACACTAAATACATTAAGAATAGTTCCACTTACAGACGTTAAAGATATACTATCTCCATCAGATAACGTCATCATAGTTGTAGGAAAACTATACGCACAACGTATGCAAGAGAATCTTAAGTCAGTATGTTCAAGTTTAAATGTCGTGACTCTTTAGAACAAAAATGAAGGTGTTTGTAACGGGACGCAATGGATTCATTGCAAAAAACATTATTACTAGATGTATTGAAGATGGTTATACGGTTATGACATCTAGTAGAGATGACAATATCACTGAACGATTAAATGATTCAAAACCAGATATCATTTTTCATCTTGCAATGGAGGGTCTCTTCCCTGAGAAAATGGTAATCTCTAACATTGGATTGACTCATCAAATACTTGAATATTGTCGTGTTAATCCGGTGAAGAAACTCCTTTTATTTGGATCTTCAAGTGAATATGGATGTAAAGACCACCCTATTACTGAAAAGGATATATTGGAACCAAAGACTATGTATGAAGGTACAAAGGCAGCGGCTACAATGTTAGCTAGATCCTACGCATATTGTTATAACATTCCAATTGTTGTTATTCGTCCAATGTCAATATACGGACCACATGAAAAAGATTTCAAACTCATGAAGCGTATTTTTTTGAATGAACTTACTGCATTAAATCACGCAATGCATGATTGGACATACATTGATGATTTTGTAGAAGGTACAATGTGTGTTATGAAATATGAGGATAAAGAACCATTTGATATTGTTAATATTGGACTTGGAGTCCAAAGATCAAATCATGAAGTTGTTGCTATTGCTGAAAAACTAATGGGATATAAGATAGAGTATAAAGAGTCAAAAGAACAACTTGGTCACGGAACAGACTCTTTAATGTGGGTTTGTGATCCAACTTATCTAAAAACAAAATATGGATTTACTCCAACGATTACTCTTGAAGAGGGAATGGCAAAACAATATCGTATCTTTAAAGCTTCAGGTTATTGATTCGATTTATCTCTTCAGTATACTTCATATCCTTCATGTGTTTGAGATAATATTCTTTTCCATTTGGATCATTTAAAATACAAACATTGTACTTTAAAGTTGGGTATTTACTTCTTAAAGCTTCATGTAACTCACTTATATCATCTTGTCCCCTCTCCCATGAGGTAAGAACAAATGTTACAGAAAATGACGGATTAGACAAGTATGATTTAAAATTGGAAATGCGATTTGAGTATCTTTCCTTCAACCTTCGATAGTTATCTTCTACAAAGTGATTTATACCGCCTTCCCAATTTTGTTCAATATATAAATTCGCATGTCCAGGACTTTCATGATTGAATCCAAAATTGTATTTAGTATTGTAGATAGTATTTTCAGTCTCACTTTCTGGAATAAGAATTAGATAGTTCTCGTCACACATGTATTTGAAATCGTCATTGATACAGTCAACAACACCCTTGTAATTGGTAATCATTAGATCAAAGGGACATGTCATATATCCATCTTCCTTTAACTTTCTAATACCATTTTCCCACGCCCACGTTGCACTATGACAGCTCCATCCTAGAGAAATTCCTATTCTTTCTAATTCTAGGTTCTCCATGTTTGATAAGTTATAGAATCTTTGTTTTAAATTACAATGGTTGTTCTCTGATATTGACTATTATAGTTTAAAGTAAATATCATTTATAACTTAAAATGCAAATCATTTTTGTTTCAGGACATTATCCTTCAAATACACATTTTGCTCAAGCCACACGTCGTTCATTCGAACAATATACGAAACGTCATGGGTATGGATTTTATTATGATGACTCTACTCCTTCAATTGCCTTTAGAGCAAGTCATGAACTTCATTATCGACGGTGCATTATTTTTCAAAAAGCAGCTGCTACATTTCCAAATGCAGAATGGTATATTTGGGTAGATTCAGATATATTTGTTAATAAACCTGAGGTTAGGATTGAAGACTGTATCGATTTATCAGATACCAACATTCTGTATCATTTGTTTCATGAAGATCCATGGGATTACCCCATTAACACAGGTGTAAAAATAGTCAACCGAAAAGCTATTTCAACTGAAGCAAAACTGTATACAATGCGAAACACACCTCCATGGAATGAGTTTCCGTATGAACAGAAAATCACTGCCGAATATGTTCTTCCACAAATCAAAGGACAGTATAAGATTCACGATCCCTATGTTCTAAATTATATCCTTTATCAGGTTAGGTCTACACATAATGACCCTACTAATGCTGTGTTTATTCACATGTGTGCACGAACAACTGAGCAACGAAATAAGATTATGAATGTATTTGAAACTGAACATCGAGTGATGGATCCATCTGAAGATAGTAGTTTGCGATTTTTTTAAAGTTCATATACAGCCCAACCATTGCGTTCAGTGTCAGATCCAGCAACACGCTTCCATTCAGAATGTTCTGCAAACCATTCAAGGATTTTAGGACATTTTGATGTTTGAGTATCATCTAGTAAATAGACTGTTGCGTTGGTTGTAGCAACCATTTGTTCAAATTCAAACCATGTGAGATATTCAGCTCCATCTAGAAGAATCACTTGTGGATCATTCATTGGAACATAGTTACAAGTCCAAAAGTTCTTAATATCTTCTGTATGCCATTGTACATTGATAGAAGGATGGATTCTTTGAACTTTGTTCCAAGTTGGACATTCTGAATCTTTGAGCATTCTTCCATGAATAATCTGAATTGGAGAATAACCATCCCAAACCTTCGTTGCTTCATCTACACGATCTTTTACAATTTCATAACTCTGAAGTGCAAAAGTATCTGTACGAGTCTTAAATCCTTCATAAAAACAACAAGTAGATCCTTGACCATTCCAGGTCCCAATTTCAAGATAGCGACTAAATCTGGGATCTGCTGCATATTTTGCGATCCATTGACCAAATGGACTATCTATTCGTATCTGTCCTGTATTTTTAACATTCATTGCTAGTTTTCCTTCAAGTGTATACTTACCTGAAAACTTGTTAAACTTTTCATTAATGAAGTTAATTTGATCATCATACGTCATAGTATAGATTGGATCAAAGTCTTCATTATAGGAAGGGCGTCCATGATCAGCATATGGTCTGTTATATATGTTATTTTTACGCTTTGACATATTCCAATATCCATTACGATAAAGATCAGAAAGTGGAATTTCTTGAACACCTGGTGACATGATTACATTATTAAAGTCAAGACTCTCAACTTTATATCCCTTGATATCCTCGAGCATAGAAATAGAATAACCATAGAAATGACTGACATCCCAGAAATAATTTGGATCGTAGTTGACTGTAAACTTTATAGGTGGTGGAATCTTCTCATTAATTTCACTAATAATGAGTTGAGGTTGATAGACTGTAAGAATCTTAGAAAGTACATAGAAGTCATAACCATCTATATCTAACGATAAATAGAAGTCATTTGGAACTTTAGCATCCTCTAAAAGTGGGATAATATTGTCAGGAGTAACTTTCTGAGAAATAACCTTAACTGGATATTCACGCATACGCTCTGTAAGGGGGATAAATTTCTCTGGATCACACTCGAACATAACACCACTCCATCCATTATTAAGAAGAATTTCACTCTGAGATTCTATCGTATTGTTTGCAGCACCAATGTCTACAAAAAACTTAGTTGGAAGTTCAAGGACTCGATCAAGAATTTTTGAAGTAGTTGACATTTTTTTATTGTATTAGAGACTATCGTGTAAAACCATTTTCTTAACTAGTTCAGGAAAGGTAGTTGTTGCTCTCCATTCAAGTTGACACCATGCTTTTTTAGGATTTCCAATCAAGAGTTCGACTTCTGCAGGACGGTAGAATTCAGGGTTGATTTTGACAATCACTCGACCAGTTGAATCTTCACCTCGTTCATGGATTCCTTGACCTTTCCAAATAATTGGACCCCATGCAGTCTCTAGAAACTCTCTTACTGTATGCGTTTCACCCGTTGCGAGAACGTAATCATCAGGTTTCTCTTCCTGTAGCATTCTCCACATTCCTTCTACATAATCCGGTGCATAACCCCAATCTCGCTTTGCATCTAGGTTTCCGAGTTCAAGAACAAATTCAGGATCCTTTTTCAATCGTGCAATTCCCTTAGTGATTTTACGAGTAATGAACTCTTCTCCACGACGTTCAGATTCATGATTGAACAAAATACCATTACAAGCAAACATTCCATAACTCTCACGGTAGTTCTTGACTATCCAAAAAGCATAAAGTTTGGCTACTCCATACGGACTTCTTGGATAAAAAGGCGTTGTCTCTGATTGAGGGGTTTCCATCACTTTGCCGTAGAGTTCAGAGGTTGATGCTTGGTAGAACCGAGCATTGGTCAAATTCATGGATCGTAAGATTTCCAAGATACGAAGAGGACCCAATGCATCTACATCGGCAGTCAATTCAGGTTGACGAAAGGAAGTATGGACATGAGATTGTGCTCCGAGATTGTAGACTTCAATTCGCTTATAATGAGAGACTTCTTCAAATACAGAGCGCAATGAATTTACATCAGAGAGATCGGCTTCTTTAAGAAAGAATCGCGGATGATTCAAAACACTTGTAATTCGCTCAGTATTGGAACGTGAGGTTCTTCGTGCAATTCCGTAGACATCGTAGTCCTTAGATAACAACAGTTCTGCAAGATACGACCCATCTTGTCCGGTAACACCAGTAATCACTGCAGAACGATTCATTGATTACTTTGCGAGGAATGCTTGTAAATTCTGTAATTTCATCCAAAAGACATCTAGAAAGTTTTCATATTTGACTGGATCCCACGTAAAACCGAATGTATCAATCTGTTCAAATGAATCTACGAGTAAACATGGAAATTGCTCATACATATCATCCAGTCCAGAATGAAGAAGAACAGGAACTGAACCCATCAACAAGATTTCACAGACACGATGAGTATCTAGACCATTCCCGCGCATAGACACTACAAATTTATGTTTACCTATTTCAGTCATGTATTCATTGAAAGGAAGTTTGGGAAGTGTAGGTTCTAGACTTCTAGATCCATGAGTATTTCCATGAAATGGAATGCAGACTGTATCACTCTTTTCTTCCCATGAAATACGACTTTCGTGTAGACGAACAAGTTCTTCATGATTTCCATTGGGTCGTTCAGGTTCTCCTACACCAATAGGTAGTTTATAGATCTTTGGATCACTGACTGTAATGTTACATCCAATCCATCGTTTAATGTTAGGATTTGTAAGGATCTTTTCACAAGCAGATTCACTTGGAGATAAATCAGATATTCCGGTGACAAGTGTGATTGGACTAGTAAATGTACGATTTTCCAAAAACCAATCTAAATAGTCTGTCTTAACAAACACACAATCTCCAAGTACAGGTGGATCTCTAAGTGGATAGGAATGTTGTACAGTCACTCCAGAACCATTGTAGTTTGCATCATATACTGAATTTGCAAGAAGAGGTAGACGATTATAACATAAATGAGTTGGATTCTTAGTACGAAGTGTTTGAGTCTGGATCCTTGCGAGGAGTTGTCTCCAAAACAACTTCACTGATTCAATACGTCGTTCACGGAAATCACCCTCAGGTGTGTACTCAAAAGTTTCAAGTTTATGGATAAGATCATCAATCGAGTCAAAAAATACTGTATTGGGTGATGCAAAGGTTTCCCACATACAACTGTTTTCAATCCAGTACTCATCGTATTTGAATTCAGATAGAGTAGATGGCGGATTTGACCCCCAATACGCACTTGCACTCTGAATGTTTGGATGTGCCTTCCAATACGCTTTAGTTGGGAGAAACATGGGTAATCCTGCTGTAAAGTGTTCGAACATACTCATTGTGAGACCTGCTTCATATGGAAAGTGAATTACACCACGAAATTCACCAATGTCTTTCCATTCAAAATTAAATGGTTTTGGAGACACCAATGGGTGCGTTACATTACCCGAATACAGTAGAAAGGTAGGTTTAGTAGGTATGTACTTCATGTTTGTATACAAGCATAACGATGGAATTACATAGTCAGGTTTAATACCACATCCCTTACCCATATACAGTTGATCAACACGATTGTTTGAAACAGTATAGAGTAGTCCTTTATTTAAGAGACGATAGAGGCATGCATGATAAGTTCCAATGTAGTTGGTTTCACGTTTGAAACAAAATGGCATATCATATCTACATGCATTGATCAGTATAATCGGTTTGTTATACTTTTCAAAGACCATTGCAAATACATTTGGATATCCAACAATGAATCCATCAAAGGTTTGAAGAAATGAATCGTATGTTTTTTGAAACTCTTGAATCATTTGAGGGTTTAGATCTGTCCATGTACTTGGGTTAATGTGTTTGGGTTTTTCAATATTTCGTTTCATGATATGAGCGTGACCTGACATACACCAATCGGTGACTTCAACATCCAATCCAAGTGACTTGAAGTCTGCGATTACAGAGATATGCAAGTCCATGTTAAACAACTTCATTCTTTAGTTTAGAAAGGAGTGAACATCTAATCTAATTAAACTTATAAAATAGTCTTTATAGATAATGAATCAATCATCAAAAGTAGTAAGACTAACTAGACCCACACATTATGAAAATATATCGTGGACACCTCGTGGTATTTCCAAGAAAATCTATGAATTTCACGGATTACAAGGTGATGATGCCATGCTTTTTGAGTCATACTTTTCTAATCTTCGCAATGGTGTATTCTTGGAAATGGGAGCATTGGATGGAGTAAAACTTTCAAACACAAAGTTTTTTGAAGATAATTCAAAGTGGACAGGAGTTCTAATTGAACCATTACCCGATGAATATGAAAAACTCGTAAAGAATCGTCCTGGAGCAAAGTGTTACAATTGTGCAGTTTCAAATACAGTAGGTGAAATTGAACTATATGCAAATGACTTACTAAGTTCTGTAAAACATAATACAGACGATGGAACTTTTAATGCATGGCATCGTGGTAAAAATGTACAAGTCATTAAGGTTCCTTCAAAGCGATTAGATACAATTCTTCATGATGCTGGAATAAAACATATTGATTTATGGTCTCTTGATATAGAAGGATCTGAATATGAAGCTCTAGAAACAATGGATTGGTCAATTCCAGTCTATCTTATCTACATGGAGATGCAGAATCCAGGTACTAAGGAACGATGCCACTCTACTTTACGTGCAAATGGGTTCACTCTTGTACGAGAGTATGGTATTAATGAAGTTTGGATAAATCCAACTCATCGTAGGAAATATTGAGTATCTAGATGTACTTGTCTTTCTGGAACATAGAATGGATCTGTCCATGAATTCAAAATACAAACAGGAAGTTTACCATAAAGATGGTCTAGATTACTGTGAAGAACTACAGGTGTAGCGCCGCATGCGAGTGCTTCATAAACTCTATGTGTATCCTCTCCTACACCTCTTGGACATAGTACAAATTTTGAATGACACATGTCATTATAATATTCAGCATGACCCATTCCGTTAACTGGGGTTTTACGAACAACACGTGGATCATTTTCAAAAGCATGAAAACACTCTAATCTTGCTTTATGAGTTGTCATTGAAAAGTTAGAGTAGATTTCAATATAGCGATCTGTAGATGGACGTATATTTGGAACGTGCTTTAACCCGCTATCTGGAAATCCAAGTGGTATTGTTGTTAATTGTGGGTGACTTACAGTTGTATTAATTGCGTAAATACGAAGAGCACGCGGTAGAGTCCTTGCAAGTCGAATGGCATCAAAAGGTTCATCTGCATTATGAATGATCAAATTGAAACGTTTGGGTGTAGCAAGGCGTATACTTAAAAATTGATCTAAAAATTCTCCATTAATAAATACCCAATCCCCATGTCTTGACCCCCAATGCATAAAGGGTTTTTCTTTGTATCGTGGGTCATAAGTCCATGTACATAGATCTGCAAAACTCTTTCCAGAGATCATTACAATGGTTAAAGTATTTTCTTTCTGCTTATTTGGACCACCAAATCCACGATACTATCCACTTCCTATATTACAGAATATTTACTTAATTGGGACCTATTTTCCTGAATGGAAAGTCTATTTGTATACTGCTCCAGATGTTCAAGAAGAGTTCTTATCTCAAGTCGTAATGTATTCAAATGTAGTTGTTCGTCCAACTGGAAAAATGGGAAACATCAATATGATGGAACGGTTCTTTGCAATTGATGATTCAGAGGTTGAAGTTATGATGGTTCGTGATGCGGATAGTCATGTACATTGGAAAGATCGTTGGGCAATTCGTGATTTTTTAAATAAACCTGATTTTCTAGCTCATACAATTCGAGATAATGTAGAGCATACTGCTACATTAATGGGAGGACTATGGGGTATGCGAAAAATAAATGGATTGAATATTCGTAAACAATATGAACTTTTTACGCAAAATCCAATTGATCGAGGATATGGATTAGATCAAAGTTTTTTAACAACTTATGTATATCCTTATGTTAAGAACGTATTACTTGTACATGTAAGTCAAGGATTTATGTTTCCAAATGAACACATAGTTAAATTTCCATTTGAGTACTCTGATTCGCTTTATTGTGGAAAGAATGATGGATCTGACTTTATAGATATACCTGAACCTAAAAAGATAGCGTTCCAATTTGTATTTACAAAACCCCGTCTACAATAAACATGTTTGGAGTAGCAATTCCATGCTATGAAGGACATTTTAATCTTCTACCTGCTCTTATTGAAAACATTTCTACATCCACTGTTAGACCTGATCATATTGCCATTTCATGTTCATCTTGGAAACATAACTCTAGAACAGATACTCAATATAAGGGAATTCCAGTTTCAATTCAATATTCAAGACAGAAATTGAATCAAGCTACGAATCGAAATATTGCAGGATCGATGCTTAAAACTCAGTACATTTCGTTTATCGACGCAGATGATTTAATGCATCCTTCTAGAATTGAATACATTCTCAAAGCGTTTAATTCAGGACAGTATCAAGCAGTTTATCATGGATACACGCGTGAACACATCAGTCATTCTGGAGATCCATTTCAACCCATGGATTCATTTAAACTTGCTACAGAAGAATTGGTCATAGATTCAAATGCATATGGACTTAAGGTAGGAGAGAGTGGATATGAAATTCATCACGCACATGTAACTGTAAAACGTGAAGTCTTCAATCAATTTAAATTTAATGAAAATTGGAATGTATTTCGATTAGAGGATTCATTGTATGGAAGAACTCTTGCTCAACATGGTGTAAAACTTGGATATATTGCAAACAAGTTGACGCGGTATATTTTCACAGGTAATTCATAAATGCATCTCAAGCAAATTGGATCTCGCGCTCAAGTTATGCACGGAACAGCCCACCACACAACTGGTGGACTTACAAAGGCAG